CTTGAGGCATAGCTTCTAGCATCTCTTGGTATTGCTCTGCTGTAATCTCCTCATAAGGAGCTTGTTGGTATGTATGATCTGAATACGGTAGGAAACTAATACCACTAATCTTATCAATCTTATTGTACACCCATTGCCCTGCTTCTAAGAAGTCAGAGTCTTTGTAGTACACAGTGATTGAGGGTTTATGCTCACACCAATAGTCCTGATATATCTCCCACAGTTTAAGCTGATCCATAGCTCCCACTTGCTCTGTACATACAGCATCGTCTGGAGCTTTCATAGGGAAGCTGAATATGTTAACCTTGTCGCTAGTAACATCCTGTTCACAAGGAAAGCCTTGAGCTTCCATAAGCTGACATAGGGGATCATTCTTATCAGCTCTCACTCTACGTATGTAGTAAGGACTATAACGGGGATGAATACCAGAAGCACTATCAACAAGCTGAGAGACAGTGCCGCTAGGCTTAACGCACGTAATAGCTGTAGACTGATTAACACCAAGCTTCTTAGCCCATTCTTTATTAGTCTCAACTGCCACCTCCTTAAGTTCCTGTAGAATACTCCCTAAATCCGTACAGTAAAAGTCTCTAGTGTTTTCTCCATAGAACTTCTCCCACACCACTCTACAATCTACAATCTCCCCATTACTGTGGAAGTGCCATGAACCATCCAAATTAGTTTCATGTGTAAGTGTACCACTCAACACAGGATGATCCATAATCCCTGTCAAGCTAACCCCTAACAGACACTCTTCTGCTGTGTTATTCTCCCACACCTTACGTAGATAGCGGAAGTTAGTGAGGGTTGACTGTAATGTTCCTAGAATTGTAGCTACTCTCACCTTATCTTTCAAGTCTTCTAAGGTATCATCAGCTCTAACAACAGCTTCAGATAGGTTGCAAAACTGATTAGGCCGTAGAATAATCTCACTGCAAGGATTAGTACCAAACTCATGGTCACTATCCCTACGACCATTCTTAGCTGCTTGTTTCTGAGAAGCAGTCCTACTGAAGATACCACGTTCTCCACTCTTACTCTCATATAAACTCTCCCACTCTTTCATAAAACTATCGAAAGCTGGCTTATCTGTGTACACTGCTGAGTTATTAGCTAAGGCTCGTTGTCCCTCGTCCATCCACCAGCTACCCACCTTAGCTCCACGCATACGACCATCTGACAGATTAGATAGGCTAATCAAAGCTGATCTACGTACACCACCTACAACAACAATAGCTGCCACCTTACATACTAAGTCATGTGCTTCTAGGCTTGTGAACTTACGTCCTGCTGCTGTCTTGAATAAGGACACAGAGTATTCAAACAATTCATTCAAAGGCTCAGGCCCACTAGACCTACCTCCAAATGTCTTCAGTTTAGCTCCTGCTGGACGTAGCTTAGATAAGTCCCACTTAGGTATTTGTCCTGCATACAGCATTGAGACAAGCTCTCTGAATGCTTTAGCCCACCCTATCTTACTGTCTGCTACATGAATTGTAGTGTCTGTCGGGTGGAATGTCTCGCTAATCTCTGGTAGCTTCTGTATAAACTGACGCTCTACAGAGAAACCTACACCTGTTCCACACATAAGGACGTACAAGATTTCATCAAACACACGTTGATTGTCTACAGCTACGAAGGAACAGTTAAACCCTGCTACATTATCACGCTCTAATGCCTCACCTGCTGTCATCAAACAACGCATACTAGGTACAGCTTCAAGCTTTTTAATACTTTGCCTAATATTCAAGTCTTCTCTCTCCTTTAATTATTCTCGATATTGATGATTGATGTAAATTAAACATATCGCCTATCTCTCGTTGTGTCATAGTGGTGAACTTATAACAGTTCAGTATGGCTAATGTCTCATCATCATCTACATTATGTCTATCTTTCTGATTACTCTCTACAGTATCTATGTAGCAGTTACGAGCAGAATAAGCTCCTTCATCCCCTTCCCTACACATCTGATATTGTCCTTTACATCTCCCTCTCTTCTCCCACTTCCCTGAAAGAAGCCACATCTCTAACCACTCTTCATAAGTAAAGAGCCATGGTATACCTCTGTCAGAACTGTGTCTCCGTTGGTCATCATAAGCTTTCTTAGGTCTCATTAAATAACCTCTCTAGTTCTTTATAATCTTTTTTGGATATTTTAGTATTATCTCTAGCATGAGTTAACATAAAATCACAATAACGATCAACAGTCTCCTCCCACGTTTCTCTACGTCCTTCGTTCTCTAGCCATTTAGCATAGCGACTTAATGCTATGAAGTTCTGGTATTCAGTTGGTAACATCTACTTCTCCTATAAACTGTTCTAATAATCCGCTAAACATACAGCACATTGTATCATGCTGTCTGTGGTCATACATAAATATATAATCATCTTCAACATCAGGACGTTGGAATTGTACGTTCATCTCCGTAGCAACCACCTCCCAAAGTTCGTGACATAATAACATAAACAAATAGGAATTACAATTCGTCTTTGTGCCTATCTCTATAAGAGACTTCCCTTGGTCGAATGTAGCTCCGTTATGTTTTGGGTTCCACTTGATTGTGTATGTCTTGTGATTCACTCTGAGAGTTTCTATTCTGTTCACTATCATCTACATCACCATAATCTTCTGATGTGTTCTTATTAAATATCCTGTCATACTCACTCTCAAACTTAGACCTATCTGTATCAGGACGTTGCCAGCTACCTTTAACACTCATATCAACTCCTTCCTACTCAGCTCTACAATCTCGTCAGCAGTGAACCCAGCGTTCTTCAGCTTCACTAGAGTTTCTACGTCTTTTGTATCCGCATCAAAAGAAACTAAAGGTGAGCCCGCCCAATAAGTCAGAAGAGCACCATTAGCATCGACAACGCTACCATCTGTAGTATCAAGCTCTAATATAATCTTCTCTTTACTCATACTTCTTCCTCCTCTTCTTCAGGCTCATACACGCCTAAGTAGTCTTCAAACCTGTCACGATTCTCTAGGATGTGACTACGTAAATACAGACACAGTTCACCTACACCAAGACTGTCTCCTAATACGTCTAACACTTCCTCCACTGAACACCGATCCTTAATCAATCGGAACAACCAATCATCATTCATTGTTATTCTCCTCCTTATCTTTCAATATATAACCTACGACTTTCACTTCTTGAAGTATCTCTGTTGGAATAGCTTCTAAGTTCAGATGCTCTAAGATTAATTTTACTGTCTTCTCTACCCCTACAAAGTCTACTTCTGAAAGGGATTCCGTTTTACCAAGTGTGACAAGCTCTAAATAGTCAATCTTCCTACGCAGTTGTCTACAAGTTACGGTTAAATCGTCAATCTGTTTTTGTTTTTTATTAAACATATTTATTCTCCTAAAGACTCTAGCTTGCTATGAATCAAAGCAATGTTCGCCATCACTATATACACCCAAAACGATTGATTGCCAATAATCCAATCCCCATCAATAAACAACGTACCTATTGCTAACACTAGAAATAAAATACCTATACCTACCTGCATATTACTCTCCTATAAATACTTCTTCAATAGGTAGGGCAAACTAATCTCACATATATCTGCCCCACCGTTCTTAACTTCATTAAGCTGTATAATACCATGCCAATGCTCATTACCCTGCACTCCCATGTAAGCTTCGTCATGTTGATAGAAGCTACCAGCTACAATACCAAGTCTACGTGTACCGTCTGCTAAGTAATGCTTGCCCATCTTCAACCCTTGGCAATGTCCTTGTACAAAAGAGAAGCCAGCGTTCTTAAGCATTGTGTCAATGGCTCCCCCTAGTGGTCCTTTCTTTGCGCTGTGTGGATTGACATGGAAGTGACTAAAGCGTATACCTTCTATGTTCACCACCTCTAAGAATGGATACACCTCATATCCATAGTCCTCTAGGAACTGGGTTGTATCGTCAATGTCTAACCCCTCAAGGATAGGGTTACTGTCCACTAAACGTGGCAGACGTACAGCAGGATCATGGTTGCCTGTTGTAAACACTAAGCGTGGTTTGTATTGCTTCTCTTTGTTCTTACGCTTCTTAGCATTGAATGCAACTAGAGGTGACATGAATAAATCCATAGCATCCTTACCAGCTTTAATGTCCTCCTTAACTCTAGCTCCCTCAATCTCTAAAGCAGAAGAGAACTTAGAACAGGAGGGCATGTCCCACCAATCTCCAGCAACAACAACAACGTCAGGCTTGTGACGTACAATGTAATTACCAGCAGCTAGAATATGATTAGTTGGAACACCTTTCCTAACTTGTGTGTCTGGAATATAAACAAGCTTCATTACTCTTCTCCAATCCAATTCATAATATCTTCTATGATGTCAGCAATAGAACTATCATTACTAAACTGCCTCACCTTAGCTCCCTCTGGTTGGACGTAGTTACGACTGTCTCCATCAAAGGAGCAGTTGTGACGAGAGAGTTGTGCTATGTATACATCCATCCCTAAGTTGATAAGAGGTGCTATCTCTTCCTCAAACCCACCATCACTAACCACTGTGTAATCACTGTC